TTATAATGTTGAAATGGTGGAAAATTTAATTTTACTTTAGTATCTGCTACTGTTTTTGGATTCTTTTTACGTCCTGGCTCTTCTGGAATATGATCAAATGTCATAATACGAAAGATTAAATCTTTCTTTTCCATTTTTCTGTAGTCAATCTCACATTCAGCTAGTTTTACCTTTTCGCCTGCTTCTTTGCGAGTTTCAAAATCTTGTTGCTGTAGTCGTTTTGCTTTGTTTCTTTTTGCTTCTGCAATAGTACGTATGTTTATTTTCTCAATATCGTCTAAAATTATATCATATCGGCTGTTTTCCGGGTCAACAAAACTACAAAATTTTGTTTTTGATATATGTATTTGTTTTAGTAAGTCTTTGTTATTGAGATAGTTTTGTTTCCTCATAAAATTCTCCAAGTTATATGTCTATTATAAACTACGTAGTTAATTTTGTCAACTAAATAATGTATATAGGAGTAAAAAGAATTATGGCCATTTCTAATAAATTAAAAGAAGTTGCTAGATCCAACGTTTCAAATTTTCAACAGTCTATTGAAAATACAGCAAAAGGATTAGGCGACAAACTAGTTAATTCTGCACTTGATTCAATTGGACCTGCCGGAGGCATACTAAAAGCAATTTTAAACGGTCCTAGCTCTGTACCTAAGCTAAAAGTTGAAACTGGCGCAAGGGTTGCTGGCGAATCAAATGATTGGCGTGTAAGACTTAGCTTACCAGCAGATTTCGCTAGTGACACAGTATTGAAGCCTTTAGTTGAAACAAGCGGATTGGTATTTCCATACACTCCTACAATTTTAATTCAGCATACAGCAAATTATGATTCATTACATCCTATACATAGTAATTATCCTTTTCCTGCTTACCAGAACAGTCAAATTGAAGATTTAGTAATTACAGGAGATTTCTTTTGTGAAAATGCGAAAGATGCACAGTACTGGACTGCAATGTTACATTATTTGAGAGCTGCTACAAAAATGAATTACGGAAAAGATAAAAATGCAGGTAGCCCGCCGCCTATTGTAAAATTAAATGGGTATGGCGACTTTGTATTTCCTAATGTTCCTGTACTAATCAGAAACTTTACAGTTGATCTACCTGCAGATGTAGATTATATTAAAACAGCAGTAACTTCTGAAGTAGCAACTGACGGACCAAATACAGCGGAAATTGCAAAAGGTGTTAAATTTGGATGGGCTCCAGTACAAAGTCAGGTTGCTGTAACAGTTACACCGGTCTACTCAAGAGCAAAAGTTAGCCAATTTAGTTTAAGTTCGTTTGTGAAGGGTGATTATATTGGATCTGGCGGTGACACAGGAGGATTTATCTAATGGCAAACTATGGAGCAAAAAGTCCTTGGGGCAGAACACCAACAAAAAACAGGCAATATCTTGATGTATTAACTATTAGACCAGTTCCTAAAAGCGACGACGATGTATTATATGAAGTTCAACCCCAGTTTACACATCGTCCAGATTTGTTAGCATATTCAGTTTATGGTACTCCTAAATTATGGTGGGTATTTGCTCAACGTAATATGGACATTCTAAAGGATCCTGTATTTGATTTAGTTGCGGGAATAAAAATATTTTTACCACGAGAAGATCAGCTACAAAAGTTTTTAGGATATTAATTTATGGCATTACCACCAGGAATAGTCAGAGCAACTCAAGCAGCACAATCACAGCTCAATAGGGCTAAGGGTGTTGGCGACAGTTTGTTGACCGACGTTTCTCAGCAAGCCGAAGCACTTAGAACTAGTTTTCAAAGTGGAGCAAATTCTAATATTAGTGTTATACCTAGTATAAGAGACACAGTAGGTAAAGTATTCGAAGGTGTATTTGCAGACATACAAGAATCTGCAAATACAGCAGCAGTTGCAAATCAGAAAAAAGGTACAGAAGCCCTACAAGATAGCGGAGTCACTGCAAACACAGTTGTAGGAGCAACAGAAAACATACTTAAAGGATTTGCAAGTTTTAACTACAGAGTGACACTTGCCTGTTTGACTGTTAATGAATTAAATTTTCCAGACAGCACTTACAGAGTAAAAGAACCGGAAGTTACAGTTCTTAGAAGCGGAGGTGGCGCACCTGGTAAAGCACTTACTGCATACGAAACATCTGATGCTCAATTAGAGTATTTTATAGATGAAATAAATGTAGATACTATTATTGCACCGACAAGTAGAACAAGAACTTCAAATGCAACAGTCTCAAGTTTTACTGTTACAGAACCATATAGTATGGGATTGTTTTTACAAACAATGATGATAGCCGCAAACAATGCCGGCCACGCAGATTATCTTAAAGCACCGTATGCTTTAATTATAGAATTTTTAGGTTATGACGATAATGGGAAAGCCTTTGAAGGCGGAAAACTTGCCCGAAGAGTGTTTCCTATAAAAATTAATAAAGTAGATTTTGATGTAACTGCTTCAGGAAGTGTGTATAATGTAACAGCTCACGCCTGGAATGAAAGTTCTCTTTCAACCGCAGCACAAGTTACAAGAAGTGATATTACTATTACCGGAGACACAGTTCAAGAATTATTGCAAGGCGGCCCTTTAAGCCTAACAAATATCCTTAACCAACGCATTAGAACAAAAACCGAATCTGAACCAAATCCTATAACGAAAGATGAATATATTATTATGTTTCCTAAAGAGCTATCGTCTAGTTTAGGACTTAATCCAAATGCTGTAGGAGGCCAGCCTCAAAATGCCACAATGACTGTGGAAGACTATTACCGCAGAACTGGTGCAACTAATTCCCCATCAGATCTTGCACCACCCGGAAGACAAAGTTTAGAAAATGATTTTAATGCATACAGAGAACTTTTTACCGATAATAATATTTCTAGACAAATAAGACGAATTGCAGAAAGCACAGAACTTGCAAATGATATTGCAAAAGGGACAATAGCACAAAGTATGGCAGAAGGCGGCGCTGTTCCGTTTGGCGTAGAAAAATACATACAAAACGAAAACGGTACATACACCGCAGATAATATTACAATTTCTAATAATTTTAGAACATTCCAATTCCCACAAGGCACTAGCATAGAGCAAGTGATAGAAGAAATTGTCATATTAAGTACATATGGACAAGAAGCTGCTACACAATTTGAGCCAGACAACGAAGGAATGATTCCTTGGTTTAGAATTCAAACACAATGCTTCTTAGTACCAGATGAAGAGGTAAGAAGTGTAAGCGGCGAAAATCCTAAAGTTTATGTTTATGCAGTTGTTCCTTATAGAGTGCATAGTTCACAATTTAAAAATAGTTCACAGCCTTCGGTTGGAATTGAAGAAAGAAAAGCTCAAGCAGCGAAAACTTATGATTACATATACACCGGTCAAAATGACGACATTATAGATTTTGAAATTAATTTTAACAATGCGTTTTTTAAAGCAGTTAACACTAACTTAAATGGTTCAGGAACTTCGAGAACACAAACAAGAGATGGCACCAATAATGCCCAGGATAGCCAATTTACACCAACGGCAGGCAGTGCAGGAAGCAATAGTTTAACTGGTAATAGCAATGTAATAGAATCAGGAAATTCAAATACTACAGGTCAAGGCGGCGGAAGTGATAGAGAAAGCCCTGCTATTCAAGTTGCAAGAAACTTTAATGAAGCCATTGTAAATAGTAATGTTGATTTAATTACAATGGAGCTTACTATACTTGGAGATCCATATTATCTAGCAGATACAGGCCAAGGCAATTATAGTTCACCTTCGGCTGCAAAAGCATATACGGCAGACGGAACAATGGATTATCAAAGATCCGAAGTTGAAGTACTAGTTAATTTTAGAACTCCAATTGACTATAATCCTACAACCGGGGGTATGACATTCCCTCAAGACAGTATACCAGTAAAAGCATTTAGTGGATTATACAAAGTAAACACAGTAAAGAATCAATTGTCAGGCGGCAAATTTACTCAAGTTCTTGAGTTAATTAGAAGACCAAAACAAGACGACGATGTAGGAACAACAGGTTCTCAATCTGATCCGGGACTAGTAGAAAGCAGCGAAGGCGATGATACAACAAATACACAAAGAGATAATCCGCCACCAGCATCAAGTAGCCAAACTGACGAATTTGGCGGCAACGATCAAATATAGGAACAATAAATGAGTATTGATGGACGCCCAGGACAAAAAAGGTTAATTACTAACCCAGGACCTTACGAAGCTATTGTTGTATCTCATCTCGATCCAAAAAGAATGGGCACCCTTCAGGTGGAACTGTTAAAAAACAGTAGCTCAGGAAACCAACCAGAGCGTTCAGGACAAATTGTAACTGTAAAGTATATGAGTCCCTTTGCAGGCGTTACTCCTATAAATGCTACTACAGCAAACGACGATTTTCAAGGAACACAAAAAAGTTATGGAATGTGGATGATTCCACCGTCTCCAGGCACAAGAGTATTAGTAATGTTTGCAGAAGGAAATATTGCTAGAGGATATTGGATAGGTTGTATACCAGATACATATATGAATTGGATGACGCCAGATCCTTGGAGCGGTTCAGAATTTAATACAACAGATACCAGTAGAAAATTACCTGTAGGAGAGTTTAACAAAAGATTAAACACAGGTGTAGGAGCCAATCCTTCAAGGTATACTAAACCAACAAATACAGACTTTTATACAATTCTAGCTAGACAAGGACTAGTAGAAGATGATGTTAGAGGTCCAGCAAACAGTTCCAGTAGAAGAGATTTACCTAGCAATGTATTTGGTGTAAGCACTCCTGGACCTAGAGACAAGCGAGATGGCGCTCCTAGAAGTTCTGTAGGAACACAGGAAAATGCAGCAACAGCATTTACAAGCATTTTAGGTGGTTCTAGTTTTGTAATGGATGATGGTGATGAACGATACATTAGAAATAGTTACGCAAGTCAAGACCTAATGCAATATACTGATGTTGTTGCTGACCCTACTGCAACAACAGGAATAAAAACAATACCAAAAGGCGAGTGTATAAGACTTAGGACTAGAACCGGTCATCAAATATTGTTACACAATTCTGAAGATTTAATTTATATTGCTAATGCCACAGGCAGTAGTTGGATTGAAATGACAGCCAATGGCAAAATTGATATCTATGCACAAGACAGTGTTAGTGTTAGAACACAAAACGATTTAAATGTTAGTAGTGATAGAGATATTAATATGACTGCCGCTAGAGATATAAATTTTAATGCTGGTAGAGATTATAAATTAACTGTTTCAAATAACAGCGATGTAAAAATTGGAGTTGACCATAAACTTGATGTAGGTTCAAACAATGACATTTATGTAGGTGCAGATCAAAAACTATTTGTCGGTGCTACTCGTAATACAGTAATTACAGGTGCGCATAATATTACTAATCAAGCCACACTTGATATTAATACCACTGGCGATAGAAAAGATACACAAGCAAACCTAGATTTAAACACTGGCGGATACAATTACTTTACTAGTGGAGCAAATACTGAAGTTGCATCAGGCGGCGATGTGTTAGTCTCTGCAAGTCCAAATATCCACTTAAACGGACCAGCTGCTACTGGCGCAGCAAACGCTGCTACCGCAGCGCAAGCCGCTGTTGCAGCACCGGCACTTTGGCCGGTCAGAGTACCGGTACACGAACCTTGGCGAGGTCACGAGCATTTAGATCCCGGAACATTTACGCCTCAGTATACACAAGCAAGCGGATCGCCTAGTCCTGCACTAAGAGAGTCCACACCACAACTAGGCAGTGACAGCGACTTAGCAGGAAGTGGTGCAGCAGCAGGATCAACAGTAAGTGCTGCAAACTTAAATGGACCGCAAACTGTTGTACCAGGCGAAGTAGGCCCAATAGGCGACCAACCTGCAAATCCTGTGCCAGTTACAGAACTACAACAATATTTCTTGAGCGAACTTATTAAGAAAATCGGATTAGATCCAGCTAATGCTTTAAAAACAGCAGATCCTAATAGACTGGCTCCTGGAGAAACACCAGGAAATGCAGAAGCATTAGGTATGGCAATGGCACAGATACAAGCAGAATGTGGATTCCGTCCTAGAAGTGAAAACTTAAATTATAGAGCTTCTACTTTGCGAAGAGTATTTCCCACTCGTGTAAGAAGTGATGCTTTTGCACAAGAACTTGTTGCAGCTGGACCAGCTGCAATTGGTAATACCATTTACGGAAATCGTTACGGCAATGCTCAAAACGAAGGGTACAAATATCGCGGTAGAGGACTTATACAGTTAACATTCAAAGACAACTATAGAACTTATGGCGGTAAAGCAGGACATCCTGAGATAGTTAATAATCCTGATCTAGTAAACGATCCAGAAATAGCAGTAAAGATTGCGTGTGCTTATATTCAGTCTAAAACTATTAGTTGGGACAGTTATGATTTTGGAGCATTAGGAGAGCAATTCCGCAGAGCAGTTGGTTATGCTAATCAAGGTGGTAGAGAGACACAAAATCGTATTGGTTTAGGAAGAGGTTTCGCAAGTAAAATTATTACAGGCGATCTAGTACCATTGGCAAGTATCACAACAGAACCTGCAGGTACAAATATTGAAGCAGGTAATAGGGTTGATACAGATGATCCTAATTATGCAGGCCCACAATAGAGGGTAAATACTATTATGAGCACACAAGAAAAAAGATTATATAAAGAGATTGAAGTAAAATCTAGTAAGAGGCCACAGCCTCAAATTGAAAGTCGTGCCTATCGTGGTTTATCAACAGTAAACAACGAAAATAGTAGCTATAACTTGTATGATATAGCCTTAATAAAACAGGATATAATCAACCATTTTCATATTAGAGTCGGTGAAAAATTAGAAAATCCAGAGTTTGGCACAATTATATGGGACGTATTGTTTGAGCCAATGACCGAAATCCTTAAAGAAGCTATTGCTAACAATGTTACAGAAATAATCAACTATGATCCTAGGGTTCAGGTTGAAGAAGTTATAGTTGATACCTATGAAAGCGGCATACTTATTGAGTGTACGCTTACATACTTGCCTTACAGTATATCCGAAAGTATGCGTTTAAAATTTGACGAAGATAACTCAATTATTTCGTAAAGAATTAAGTACGTAGTTTTCTAGTATTAATAAATACAGTATAATAAAGGAAAGCAAGTATGTCAACAACAGATAGACAAAATAGACTATTACTAGCAGAAGATTGGAAACGTGTTTACCAGTCATTCCGCAATGCAGATTTCCAAAGCTATGACTTTGATAATTTGCGTAGAA